TATCATACGCCACACCATCGTAGTAAATTGGAGGTGTTATCTCGTGTCCATCTTTATCATAGGTTGCTGGAGTCTTTACTACTTTACCAATGTAAACAACTGCCTTTGTTCCGTTGATATACTGCATAGATGTAACACCTTCTTCGGTTACTTCTTCCCAAACGTTGTTATCTATTAAGACTTGTTTGCCTTGTTGTTCTGTATCAAAAACTAATTTGTATATGTGCATATTATGTTGTTGTTAAAGATTGTAATTGTGCATCTGTTAATGCTTCTTTGTAAACTGCAACGCATTTGACTTTACCATAAAATTTGTTTGTTCCGTTAAAATCGAAAAAGTCTAAACTATTAATTGTAGTTCCAAAAACATTTCCACTTGTTATTGTACTGCCAATTTGCAATCCATTTACAAAAATTTTAAATTCATTTAATTTATATGAAAAAGCTATTTTATTAAAATCTAAATTATTAGATAAATTATACTGCTCATTAACTACATTAATACCTCCACTTCTAAATATTATTTGAAATTTGTGGTTTATACTTGATTGTGTAATGTATCTAAAAAACAAATAATCTGTTGTACTGCCATTATTTATTGATATTGCTCTTCTTGTTCCATCATTTGCCAAAGCAGCTATCTCTGCATACAAAACCCCCTCTGTGCTATTTATCAAAGTAGAGTTTCCCGAACCAGTTGCTAAATCTTGAAGCCTTGTGGATGTTGCTCCAGAGGTGGGGATGTAAGAAGTAGCAAAGTTTAAATTTTCTAACTGTCCTTTTGTAACTGTTCCAGTAACTGTACTTGTTAAAGTTCCAGAAGTAGCTGTAAAAGTAGCTGAAACTCTATCAGTTAGACTTGTGCCGACTAAACTACCAGTATGTGTACCACTAAAGGTAATTGTACCAGTTCCGTAAAATGAAACAGTATAAGTACTTGCTAATGTTGTATTATTTTGCGTTGATAATGTTTCAGAATTTAAATAAATATTGGTACTCTGTGGCTCTAGCAACCAACTACCGCAGCCATTCTCATAATTTATTCTCGGTAAATTTGCGCCTTCAGTAACTATAATACCACTTGAATTTACTCTACTTGCATTTCCATTTCTTGAGAAAGTAAAATCCCCATCTCCATTAGTTGGCTTAATGCTTAACATACTACCATTGTCGTTTGCAGTTGGTGTAAGTAATATTGACGCTTTATCTAATAAGTTTGCCATACTATTCTATGTTTTCTAACTCGGTTAATGTTGCAGTTGTACAAGTAACATTTTCGTAATAAGACGCTCTTGCTTGCAATGAAGCAAGTAAACTAGGAATAGCACTCGTTACTGCATAATCATAATAAATACCACCCCATCCATTTTGAACTGGACTTCCCCACCAACTAACTGGATAAATTTGATTTGCCATCTTTTTGTTTTTTTGTTAGATACTTAGTTAATTTAACCACGTTCTTTAATTTCGGTTTGTATGTTCTTGCCATTATAATACCCAACTTGATGAATTGCTGTCTTTGTCAGGAGAAATATCTGATCCAGTATTACTTGTATATTCTGGAAATTTTGTGCTATTGAAACACATAAAATCAACGAACCTTCGACAATAATACTCAGCAAAATCTCTTTCTTTTTGTACTAAAAAATCTACTTCCTCTTTGTTTACTGTTTCTGAGTTCTCTGAGCTATGCTTATATATTCCTCCAGATTTCACTTGATATGCACAGAATGGAAGATAGTCTGTCATTGCATAATGGATCAACATCGGTTGCACATAATCAGTAACAAGAGATAGATAGTCATCGGTTAAAGTTCCAGCAATTATATCTGCTGAAATTCTATCATATAATTTTGTTCCAAGTGCAGACTGGATATGTATCTCTTGTGATATTCTCACGTACTGTAAGAATAAATCCGTATCAGTATTACCATCAAGAATACTATTCTTTACGAGGTCTGTTCTACTAATAAATAATGCTGTTGCCATAGTTATCTTATTTATCTAGGTGTTGTCCAATTTCCTCTACCATCCTTAAAACCTCTGTCTTCCATATCTCTTGGTCTTTTTGCAACATCTTTTGCGTTTACTTCTGGTTTAAATCCTTCTTTTTTAGCCTTGTTTACGCTTACTTCAGCATTTGGATTGCCTACATCTGGCTTTGTTTTAGCGTTCTTTGCTCTGTAAGTTTTTCGCATCCAATAATGGGAGCAAGACCCGCCCCCTTTATAAAGCCAAATATCATAGGTATCAGCACCGCCTAAACCCCAACCTTTGTTGACTGCTTTTTTACTCATCATATCTATATCCTCTTTACGATATATCTTTTTAGCCTTTACCATTTTCTTGCAAAACTCTCTACTATTTTCGCTAAATGTTAAAGGTGCATATTGATATCTTACTTTAAACTGTACACCTTCTTCATTTACTCCATCTTGCTTAGATTTTGCCTTTGGTCTTGCTGTTCCAGTAGTAACAAAATTGTACATCTTAGACAATGCAGATAATTTTGGATTGTTTAACTTTTCTAACTCTTCATTTAAAGAATCTTCTGCTTCATAATCTACTTTTCTCTCATCTATTAGCTCCCAGTTCTCCAAATCTTCATCCTGTCCAAACTCCTCTAAATCTGAAGCCATTTTAGACATCTTAACACCAGTCTCTTCCTCTCTTGTTATCTTATCTTCTACATTGTCTAAGTCTAAGAACTGCAAAGGTTGTAAGGTCTTAAAGTATAGGTTTAAGCTAATATTATTGTAAGCTAATATCTTATCAAAAGCATCTGTTAAAAGCTCTTGAAATGGAGCTATAACCATGTTGTTCATTAGTATAGAACTGTCTTTTAATTCCTCTGCATTATTACCAAAACCAGTTGAATCTTTAATACCTAAAAGCATAGGAGAAACAATTCTATGAGCCACCATTATTTTCTTCTGTGCCTCATCACTTATAAATTGGTATTGATTGTGAGCGTCTGATAATTGAATAGCCTCAATAGTTGCAGCACTCTCTTTATTATCGTTAAAAGCAATAATAGGAGTACCAGCTCTTGACGATCCTTGATACTTTTGCTTGATCTTATTTTCTGTTAAAACTTGTGTTTCTTCATCTGGTACACCATTGTTAAAATTAATCATCATTGATGGACTCAAACCATTTCGAACATTATTTATATGGTAGTTTGATACCTCTATTTCTAAATCTGCATATTGTATGCCTCCGATATAGTCTGGCGTACTATAGTAGTACATCCCAGCCTCATAAGGCTTCACATAGAGTATCTCAATTGGTTTAGGTGTATCAGATACTCCAAACGCTGGTATGCGTAAAGGTTTATCAGATGGCTTTATATCCTCCCATTTTGGGAAGTAGTAATATGCTTGTACTTCTTTATCTTCTGCTCCACATTTCTCTGCTCTTAAAGTCTCAATAGGTAGATGCTCAACCTTTTCAATAGTCTTTTTATTTTTTGAGTAAATTACTTGTATAGCACATTGCCCTGTCAGCTTCAAATCATATGCAAACCTTCGTAAATCGTCTTTCTTAAATAAAGATATCATTCTAGCATACTGCTCTGGTCTCCTTGCACTATCTGTAGCAGACAACCCCTTACCATAAATCATCTGAGAGATAGAGTTGATACAAGCACTATTTGTAGCACTTCCGTTTGCTTTATCAATCAAAAAATTAAAAAAGTCATTATCAGTACCAAATTCAATCCACTCTTTATTCTTAGACTCTACTATCTCTGGTGTTGTGTAAGATGATAAATTAACAAAAGAAACATTAGATCGTGCTTGTTTTTTTGGTGCTTGTGGTCTTACTTTATTTATGCGTTTTTTCATTATAGTATTATAAAATCGTTATTACCACTTTTCTCAACATACACATCTTTGTTTACTGAGTAATGCTCGTTGTTTGATTGGTTAGTTGATTGGTCAGTACAAAAAATCTTGTCTCTATAGATAATATCTGCCTCTGTTACTGCTCCTTGTCCGTTGTAAACTTTTAAATCGTAAAATCTACCTTCTTTTAAATCAAAAATTGTACTCAATACAAGGTAGTTGCCAGATGTAGTACCAGAAACTAACAAGTCTACAGAGGTATTAGAGCTGTCATCTCTCAATCTTAATGTGACAGATGAAGCATATACACGAGGTATAATCTTTATGGTTTGTGAAGATGTAGTATGTAGTAATACTTTCATACTTATATAATAAAAAAATAGACTCTTTTTATTTATTTAGAGCAAAAAAAAAGACAATCAATTAAGATTGCCTTTTTCTATCAAAAACAAATTATGAAAAGAAACTATGCGTTTGGATTAATTTGTGTTGCAGATGTCAATGCTGGAATTACTGAAGCCTCAACAAAGAAAGGTGGGTCTACCTCCATTGCTTCCAATGTGATAGCAAATGATTGAGCATCTCCCATTGCAGCTCCTAAAGAAATTGCACCTCCGTTTGCTTCAGCTCCGTTGAGCAAACCAATCATAAAGAATACACCATTTTGATCTTCTACAGCTACATGAGATTTACTTGCTGCAAGAATTTTTATCTGCTCTTGCGTTGCTTTATCAAGTACAAGTAAGTTTAAGCTCAAAGTTTGTGTGTAAAATAAACTTTGATTGTCTTTAGAAGCATTTATTGTAGTCTCTAAAGATGATGATCCGTTAATATCGAATTTGTAAAAGTCTCCAGCACTAATTGCAGTAATTTCAGAACCACTTTTAGTAACAGTACCAAGAGTTCCAAAATCTGCAAAATATACCGATTTCAAACCACCAGTACCTTTTTTACATGGTAAAGCTCTACCAGAGCTAAGTGTTAAACAAGCCATTATTTTATATGTTTTAAGTTATTAAAAAAGGGTAGATAGATATTCTCTACCTACCCTCGTTTTTATTATTATTGTTAGATTATAAACCTAATCCATAAGAAACTATGTCCTCAGAGACCGCATAATTCACGGCTGCTGTATAACGAGCAATAAATCTTACATTTTGGTCTCCTAAAGTTTCAGCTGTATCAATTACACGAACTTCATTCAAGTCACTTAACAAAGATGTCGCAAAGAAAAGGTTGTCTTTGATAGAAGCTATCATTTTGTTAGATGTTAAACCATTTACAGGAACAACTTTAATACCATCAAAAAACTGTACATCAATGTCTTGGTTGTTTCCTTGTGCCATATATCCATTAGCTCCTTGTCCGTTTGATTGGAAACCTCCTAAAGCTCTTTTGTAAGCTCTATACACGTTGTTCGCAACGTAAACATAAAGACCTTCGTCTTGTAATAATTGCTCTGGAATTGCATCAATCACAGATCCTAATTCTGCAACAACATTTGATGGTGTTATTGCTTGTCCTGTAATCTTTTTTGATCCAGTATGAGCAGCATCAGCAGCTAATAAAGTTGTAAAACCATCAAAAGAACCAGCTCCAGCAGTACCACCCCATATTGCAAGCTCAGTCGCTTGTGCTATTTTAGCAGATGTTTTTCCGATAATGAAATCAGATAATTTTGCTGGGAAGTTATCGTGTGCAGATGCACCCATTGAACCAGCTTCGAAAGTACTTCTAAAAGTAGTCTTACAAAGTTTCATGTTTACTTGTAATGCTTTAGGTTCGATAGTTCTTTCTGTCCAAGTTAACGTACCTGTATCAGCAAAATCACAAGAAGCATCTGCAACTAGTCCAGTTAATTCTAATCTTGTTAAAGTTTCCTTGTACTTTACGTTTGGTTTAATTTCAATTAATCCGTTTGCTAAAGTGTTTCCACTTAAAAGCATTGCAGACACATAATCAGATGCAAATTCCCCTACATATGATTCACTAATACTTGTTGTTGTAGCCATTATTATTTATTATTTATTTTATTAAAGATTCTTGATTGTATTGTATTTCTTCCTTTTTGAGCAAATAGATTTAAATTTTTCTTCTCTGTTGCTCTCTCTGGATTGTGAGAGATTCCTTCTACTTCTGGTTGAGCAGATAACTCTACTTTTTCTTCAACCTTAGATAGTTTAAGTTCGTTTATTTCGCTTCGTAGCTTTTCAATTTCTGAGAAGAACATTTCTTCTGAGATTGATTTTACAATTTTCTTTGGAGTTGCAGCTTCTGCTTCTAACTCTTCTTCTTCAACTACTTCTTCAGTTGCTGGTGCTTCTTCTTCTGCTCCAGCTTCTTTGATCTCTGCAATTACTCCTTCTTGAGCAACTACAATAGTTTTACCTTCTGCTTCGTACTCTCCAACAGGAACTGGTACTCGCTCATCTTCAGCGACTACAAATATTTCAGCTCCAGCTTCAAATACTTCTGCTTCTAATACAGCTCCGTTTTCCAATGTCATTTGCTCTAGCTTTACCTCTATACCGAGTAAAGCTCTAGCCTTGTTTAATAATGTTCTTTCTGTGTTCATATATTTAGTTGGTTATTGTATTTTAGCTCTTATATGCTTGATACTGCTGAAAATATTTTATTAGCAGCTTTACCTACTTCATTTTGATAGTCTTTTGCCTCATCTCCTCTATTTCCAAAAAACTTCCTTAAATCATCTGCACCTATTTCTTTTGCTGCTGCTTCTCCTTTTTTAGCAATCTGCAGAGCTATTGCATATTCAGATTGTAATTCATTAAAATCAGATGATACTTTTTTCGCAAGTTTTTCTAAATTTCTTCTTTTAGAATTTGCTTTATCTAAAGCCTTATCTACATCATCCATTAAACTTAACTCAATCTTTTGTGCAGATAACTCAACCTTCTCTGCTTGTGCTAGTTTATTAAAAACTCTATTCTCTGTGTTCATATATATATAATTAAAAATGCTTATTATTTTGTATTTTCAAATTGAAATTTATTCAGATATTTTTTTTTATAACTGTTCGTTTGGATTAATTCCGTTTTTTAGTAAAACTTCTGCCCATTGTTCTTCATTGTCGTAATAGTCTATTTCAACCCAAGGAGTTTCTAAACATTGACTAGATAAAATAGAACCATAAGCCATTATTTCTGCTCTAGTATTATCCCAACATATAAACCAAGTCTCATTGGTTGGATAGCAAACACTTGTATTTTTTAATTCTTTCATATTTATATTTTAAGCTATTCCCCCATCAACTATTGACCAACCAAAATTACTTACTAATGAAGCCCTTGCTGCTGCTGCCGCTCCTCCTCCAGTGTATTCTCCACTACCAAAGTTTATTGAGATATTCGGTGCATATCCACTTCCGTTTGGAAATGCTGCTTGTAGTGTTGCTTCCCAACCAATTAAGATAGCATCGTAATTTGATGTTGAAAAAGTTGCACTCCTATAAAAGTCACTAAAATTTGCAACGTTTATAATATTCCAGTTACTTAAATCTTGATTGAAAACAATTGCTGACCTAAACATTCGGAACATATTTATAACACTACTCACATCCCAATTACTTATGTCTTGGTCAAAAGATACTGCTGCATTAAACATATAACTCATATCAGTCACCTTACTCACATCCCAATTACTTATGTCTTGGTCAAATGCTAGGGCAGACCTAAACATACTAGACATATAAATAACATTACTTACATCCCAATTATTTATGTCTTGGTCAAAAGATACTGCACTATAAAACATTCCACTTATATTAGTCACACTACTCACATCCCAATTACTTATGTCTTGGTTAAAAGATTGTGCATTACGAAACATAGAACTCATATTTATAACACTACTCACATCCCAATTATTTATGTCTTGGTCAAAAGATACTGCTCTATAAAACATATAATTCATATTAGTCACACTACTCACATCCCAAGAACTAATATCTCCATTGAAAGAATCTGCAAATTGAAACATAGAACTCATATTTATAACACTACTCACATCCCAATTACTTATGTCTTGGTCAAAAGATTGTGCATTACGAAACATAGCATTCATACTAATAACATTACTTACATCCCAATTTCCAATAGGTTGATTGAAAGATGAGCAGTCCTGAAAAGTGGTATTAAAATTTGTAACATTTGTAAGATTTGGAGCATCTGTAAACGAACCAGTTAAATTTGAACATCCATAAAAAGCACTAGCAAAACTTGACCAAACAATATTACCCCATTGTTTAATATCAATTAATTTTGTTTTATCGCCTCCATTATTAAAATAAATTATAGGAAAATCTCCACTTATACTTACATCATAATCACCAGCAGTAGCAAAAGTTATTGTTTGACTTCCAGTAACACCATTAAAAGTTTGTCCATCTGAAGTAGTTATATTGTAATTGTAACCACCTCCAGTTGTAGGAATTGTAATTGTTTCATTAGATGTTGTCGTTCTCCAAGTTGTAATAAAAGATGTAGTATCTCCACTTGAAAAAACTTCATTAGCACCTAAATAGGCTTTTGATATTTCATTGCTTCCAAAGTATAATTTTGATATACTAGCACTTCCTAACTTTATAGCCATATTATCCGACTATTAAGTAAAATGTTGTTGCTACTGGACTTCCAGCATCATACTCCGCTTGTGTTAAACTAACAACATTATAAACTAAATCACTTCCAGTTGGTTCAGATGTAGTAGTTGAGTTAATAGTATTAACATCAGCACCAGCCTCAATGCCTCCTAGCTTTGTACTTGAAGCACTATCAAAAGAAATTTTAGCAGTATTTGCTACAACAGATGTATTTGCAGATACTAAAGATTCCGTATAACCAACCTTTGCGTTGTTCGTTGTGATGTCGCTAG